GGAATTTGTTTACGTCTAATATTTCTTGAATTAAAAAATACTACAAAATCTTTTTCCTGTCCTGAAAATAAAGTTTTCTTAAATGCTTCTAACTCTGTTAGTTCATCTGCTTTCTCAATCGGATAAAAATGATTTTCATTTAAACCATGTGGAACATACTCTATTACTTTTGTTTTTGCTTTTTCACCCAATACAAGTTCATTTATTAACTTTGTTTGTTTTGAAATTGCTAATAACGCGTCACACGACTCGTAAAATGCTTTGTTATACAACGGTGCTGGATAATCATCCCAGATATTCAAATAAATGATTGGCATGTGTTTTCTAATCTCGTTTTCAATTTGAAACAACCATTCAAAATATCTTGGATCTGTAATTAACATAATTGCATCTGGTTTTTCCAAATCAATTAAATGTCTAATTAAATCTGCATCACCGTAACCATTTGTTGGATACAAGAAAACAGAAGCATCTGTTAAACCTGTGTTTGTATTTGTATCTGCTGAGAGATCAAATCTTTTTCCAACTTCGGGGTGGTTAATTGCTCCCGCAATGTTTACCCAATTGAAATGTTGGGCTGTATTTAAAACTAATTCACGTGCTACTGTTGCTACACCCGAGTGTACTCTAATGTCGTCGCAAATTAATAGGATTTTTTTCCTCTCGTTTTGAGGTAAATAACCGAATTTTTCCATATATAACTTTATTTTATTTAAATGTAAAAAATTATTCTTCGTTTTCCAAATAAACTTATTAGTTTATTAAAAAATAAGCTATAAAGCTTATTCCAAACTTAAGTTGTTGTGGTTGTGAACTTGTTTTCTAAAGTCCTCGTCTGTTAAATATAAGTGAATTGCTCTTTCACTTAATTTTTGAAACGAAAATTTACGTTTGATACACTCGATTTTAAATTTATCGAATAGTTCCGTATCTATTTTTACGGATGTTAATTGTTGATTTTTATCACTCATATGTTTTTAATTTTATGTTATCGTATATACATATGGCGGGATATCAATAGGTCGCAGAGCATAAGTGAGTTTTATAAAAAGGACAATACTTGCAATTATCGTTTATTTTAGGTTGGTGTTCTACTTGTTTAAAACCATTCCAATCAAATGCTTGTTCTATAAATTCTTCTATTGATTTTGCTGCTTTGTTTAATTTTACTTTACCTGCTGCGGGTTTAAACCATTGTATTCTTCTAATTACAAAATCCTCACTTTCAAATATTTTACGTTTTACAATCATGAATTCAACATCTATATTTTCTAAAGGTATATTGTAAATTTCGGAAAAATATTTTTTGTATGCTATAAGTTGAAAATGTTTATTTTCGTCAGATTTTTCTTTTTTTCTCCAACCACTGCGAGATGTTTTAATATCTATGATTTTGATTTTATTTGTTGGTTCATGATATAAAACAACATCTAAATATCCTTGGAACATGATATTTTGTAGTTTTGGGTTGGGAGTTAATATAATTGGAATTTCACATCCAACTAAATACCAACCTCGTTTACCAAAATATTTTGCTTTATGTTTAGATAGTTCTCTTATTATTTCAACACCATCTTCGTAAAATTCTCTAAGTTCCTCTGGTGTAACAAAATGTTGGTTATTGTTTTCTTTATATTGTTTTTTATATTCTTCTCTAAGTTTTTCCTCTAACATTTCAGAGGTGTTGATTCTGTCTGCTTCGGCTCCACTCTTTTCGTAAAATATAGTTAAGTAATGTTGGAGTGTTTCGTGGAATGCAGTTCCAAAAACTGTGTGAATGGAGGAGGTAAATTGTTTAAAACCTTCTTTATATTGTAAAGACCATTTTTTAGGGCACTCATTAAACATTGATAGTTGAGAGTAGGAAATAGATTTTTGAGTTGCGTAGTCAATTTGGGGTAAAACCTTTTCTTTTATTTCCTTTAATATAGATGGTACCTTTTTTTTCATTGTATAAAGATACAAAAAAAGCCTGCCAAAGGCAAGCTTTCTTATTTTTTTTGAAAATGTTTTTGGTTGCGAGTAAAACATTCTCTTGCTGTAACCAGCAAACGGTCCTAAGCCGTATTTTGAATTACTTTATAATTCCGGCTCTTAATTGCCAACGTTTAATTTCTTCAATGTTTTCTTGAGGTCCAACTATGTTTTCGTAATCAATCATACCTAGTGTTCCTCCTATGCGAGATAAATCTATTGCATTTTCTGCTACACGGTGCAGGTCCATATCGTCTTTTGCATCCTCTCTAGCATATTCTAGAAGGCGCAAAAATAAAGGCACATCTAACTTGATTACGTCTTTTGGGTTCATGTTATTTTAGTTTATCTAATAAAGATTGTAATGCTTCTGGTTTGCTTGTAAAATAATTTTCACCGCCTTCACCTTTAAGTCTATTTTTAAGTGACATAGCTACATTTTTTGCTCCTTCAGGTGTAAGGATATAATTGGCAAGTTCAATCATTTCATCATTTCCTTTTTCAGAAAATTCAAATTTAGCTCCATCAATCATTTTTTCAATAGAAGAACCTATATTTTCATTTAATTCTCCTTCATATAAAGATGGTTCTTCAACTTCTTTACCTTCTTCTACTTCTTCTTCAGCTTCTTTTAAATTATATTTTTGACCTAAGAAATGTTCAAAAGCATCTTCATATGATTCTTTTTTACGTCCTTCAAATGGGTTGTTGATTGCTCCAACTCCTACAATTCCACCAGCAATGTAGTGTTCGTTTAGAGATTCTTTTTCTTCTAATTTTGCTTTATATTCACCTTCAGTGATTACACCTGAAAGCATTTGCATACGTAATGTGTCTTTATTCATAGTTATTATTTCTAAAATTGTGTTATATCTAAATTCATAGTCGTTAAATACTTTGTTAAGTAAATCAATGATTTTCTCTTGTTGTTCTATAGTTGATGATGAGTCTATAATAGATAAAAATATAGGTAAAATTGGTTCCAATACCCATTTATCTTGGGGATATTTAGTTTGGATTAAATTATTAAGATTATCCAAACGTTTCCCTGTAGGTTTAAATGGTCTTTCTACCTTCATCTTTTAATCTTTTACATACTTTATCTACCGCTACTTTTAGTTGTTCAATTAAATCATCTACTCTTTTCTTTTCTTCAGGGTCTATTTCATTTTCGTTTAAAGTGTTTTTCCACTCTAAATTTGAAAATTTAATGTCCTTATATTTATCTTCCATGTTTATTATAAATATTATGGAGTTTTTGATTCACGCAATGTTTTTAAAGCTTTCTGAATGTATAAGATATCATCCATTTTTTCTTGTAAGCTATGTTCAAGCCAATCCTCTAAAGATAAATCTTGTCTATCTAAATTAGTACCATACTTTTCTCGTCCTATAGTGGCTCTTTCAACAAATTTGTCTATAATTGAATCTACAACTGAATCTGTAACTTTGATTTCTCTAAAGTAATATTTACCTTTCATTCTTTTAATAACTTTTTAATTTCTTTATCGTCTAGCCCCATGTCATATAGAACTCTTCTAGTTCCATTTTCACGTAGGATGTCAATATATTCTTCTGCTTCGCCTAAGCTACACTCAAAATGTTTTGCTACATACTCTACCAATGTAGCAGGTTTTCTCTTGGTTCTTGACTTAATATATTTCAAGAACGTTTTTTGTTTTGGAATCATCTCTCTATAAATTTGATATGTTTGTTGTTTGTTTTCGTAAGATAGAGTTTGAATATAATTTGCTATTTCAATATAGTTTATATTCATAGATACATATCGATGTATCATGTATGAGTTCCATTTATCCCACGATTCCTCGGAGATGTTTTCAATGGGTGTTTTATAAAGGGTGATTTCATTCAACCACCCCCAAATGTCTTTTATCTGTTTTTTAGGCATCTAAAGTAATATCTTTGTATTCGTCCCTAAGTTCTTTTGGAAGTGAGTCAGGTAAGATTTTTTTACTTTCTAAATCATAAAATACTGGGATTGGAATAAGCATATCCTCGTCTGCTCCAACTATGAACTTGGATATTTTACGAATAATGACTGCTTGTCCAAATAATTTGCCTCCATCAAATCCTTCTACAGAGGTTGTGTTGTTAAAATCAATGTTTAATTGTGGTTTTTCCATTTTATTTATTTTTATTGGTTTTTTCTTTTCTATATTCTATAAAGTCATGTATGAATCCTGCTGCAACTATTATGTTCATCCCCAATGACATTACTATTTCATGTAAATCTGCATATATTGTTGTCATTAAATGTATATGACCTACTGTCCAAAAAGGTATGGACAAATTTTGAGATACCCACGAAAGAGTGTATTTTAAGAAATATTTCATATTACATCTATAATTTTTGCAATTGCAGACATTATATTGATCTCTTTATCGATCCTAAAATTTGCTTGGTATAGGTGTTCGTTTAATATAATTGTAACCATTCCCTCTTTACCCGGGGCATATTTTGGAGCATATTCAAATAAATTACGATATAGTTCTTCAAAATCCTTAACATTTGAATCCGCTATAATTTGGCGAATAGTAAGCCATTTTTTCTTACCTGCTAACTCTTTTAATACTTCTTTAACATAATTGTTTGAAGTCAATACTGTTTCATCAAGTACAATAGCGTCGTCTTTTACAGACATTTGTAAAACATTTAACATTTTACGCATGTCAGGATAATATTTAACGATTAGGTTTTTAATATCCTCAGGTGTATAAGACACATTAAGTTGATCCGCTAGTATCCAAGTTAAGTGATTATACACATCCATTTTAGTTGGAGGTACAATTTTAAGGGTATGACACCTGGATTGTAAAGGGTCAATAATTCGCTCTACAAAGTTACAGGTTAAAATGAAGCGAGTTGAACGTGAGAATGTTTCAATTACATTTCTAAGAGCGGCTTGTCCTTGAACTGTGATAAAATCGGCTTCATCTAGGATTACTACTTTGATACTTTTCCAAGATGCAGCACTAGCAAACCCCTTTACTTTCTCTCTAATGGTATCGATTCCATTTTCATCAGATGCGTTTAACATGAGGTAATCGCAATCTAGATTTTTAACGATAATTTTTGCTAGGGTAGTTTTACCTGTTCCTGCAGGAGCATAGAAAAGCATGTTTGGGATATCGTTTTGATCAAGAAAACGCTGGATGGTATCTTTTACATGTTGGTTTCCTACAAAATGTTCTAGGGTTGTGGGGCGAAATTTTTCATTAAATAATGTGTTTTCCTTCATATTTGTAACTTATTTTTTATAACCTTTTCATTTAATTCATCTTCCCACAATCTAATAAGAGGTTGATTATTTTCCAAACATATTTTATTCTTTTTCAAATCATTTTTCCTACTTTTAATTTGGGAGGGGTTTAACTCATGTTCTTTTAAATTTTTTCCATGCCAGTAATTCCCATCGATCTCCACTAAAACATTCATGTCTGTAAGGTAAAAATCAAAATGGTAGTGTTTAAATTTAAAGTTTTGGATATAAGGTATACCCCATTCTTCTAGATATTGTTTAAATACTCTTTCAGGTTTTGTGTTTGTTTTAATTTCAGGTAACGTATAGTACAATGAATTAGAGCATTTTTTACATAGTTTACTATCCATTGTTTTTTGAATATTATCTAATTGGGTATCACTTAAATTTTTCCATTTATGTTGTTTAATATCCCCACAATTTGAACATGTCGATGTAAAAGTTCTATCTTGTTTTTCTCCATATTTTTCAACATGCCATTTTTTTACAGCACAACTATTACATTCTCTATTGTTTTTAACTGCTATTCGATATGGGTCCCTCTGCAAAAGAGATGTTTTATCACATGTTGGGCATGTATATTCAAATGTTTGTTTATTTGAAATAGCCATACATGACTTACATGTATTTCCTTTTCCGAATTTTCCTTTTTTATTGTTGTAGTATTGGTCTAAATTTTTAAAATGTTTACAAACATTACATGTTTTGGTTTCCATAATATCGTTTTATTATACATATTAAAGGTAATCCCTTTTTTGCCAAAAGCATTAAATATTTTTAAAACGTTCTACATATAACGTATTTTCTTTCATAACCATAATATACAAAAAAAGCCTGCCAGAGGCAAGCTTTTCTATAAAAATTTAATATCTAAAGTTTAATTTTTATTTTATTTTTTATCGTCTTCTAAAACCTCAACTTTTTTTACTCGTGGAGATTGTTGAATAAGATTGATTATATCAAATAATTCAGTTGTACCTGGGTTGGCATGGATGGTTTGGGTGGTGGTTGTTCCATTTTTATTATAAATTTTTACTTGGAATGGTTTTTGGTTTTCTTCCATTTTTTCTTTGTATTGGCTCTCTGTGATAATACCAGCCAACATTTGCATACGTAATTGTTCTTTATTCATTTTATTTTAATTAAATTTCGTTTCTGGTGATAAATATACAAAAAAAAAAAGTAAGATTTCAAAGGATTTTAAT